GCTATTGTTAAAGTTTCATTACCACCATTGTTTCCTTCTGTAAAGGAAATACCAGTACTAGCTACTAGCTTACCATTAAGAAAACCAGCAGTAGTATCATTGCTAGATACTTTTACTAAAGAATCTGTGTCAGCAGATATACTTACCCAAGCACTACCATTATAAAATTTCAGTACATTACTTGTACTATTATAAAATAAATCACCTTCATTTAATGATGTTGATGGATCACTTGATCCTATTCTATATGTATTTGCAAAACTATTTACACTATCTACATTTGTTGCAACAGTAGCTATATTTCCTACAACAGTTGAAGTACCTAATAAACCCATTGATGTTACATTTCCAGAAGTACCTAGTAATCCCATTGCAGTAACATTTGCAGAGGTAGCAAGTAATCCCATATCTTCAACAATAGCTGCACTACCTAGTGTATTCATATCAGACACTACATCATTTGTTCCAAGTATAGCCATATCTGCTACAACATCTGATGTTCCTAAAATTGCCATGTCAGCTACAACATCATTAGTACCTAAGATACCCATATCAGTTATTACTGCATCAAGACCTAATTTACCCATAGCACTTACATTACTTGATGTTCCTAAAAGATTCATATCTTCTACAATTGCAGCAGTACCTAAAGTATTCATATCTGCTACAACATCATTGGTTGCTAGTATTGCCATATCTGCAACAGTTGCATCACTTCCTAGTATTGCCATATCAGCTACTATTGCGTCAGTACCTAGTATAGCCATGTCTGCTACGATTGCGTCTGTAGCTAAGATAGCCATGTCAGCCACAGCAGCAGAAGTTCCAAGTCTACCTATCTCTGTAGCTTTACCAGCAACAGTACCAATGTCAGTTGCATCAGCAGCAACAGCATTAATATTAGTTGCGTTATTTTTAACAGCTGTAACATTAGAAGCTATTCCAGATACAGTTGTAATATCACTAGCAATAGCAGCAACAGTTGCTACATCTGTAATTGATTGACTAAACTCTAAAGCATTACCAGAACTATTAACTGTAAGTATTTTATTAGCTACAAGTTCAGGAAAGATTAATCCATAAGCAGTAGAAGTAGTAGAAGATGCTCTTGGTGATAGATTAATATCTACACCTTGTTGTTGCATCATTGCAATAATTTTGTCTAATTCTGTATTTAAAGAATCAATAGGGAATATACCAGTAGTTGCGAAATCAGTAGTTCTTGCTATAGGTAAGTTTCTACTAATAGTATATTTATCATTAACAGTAGCACCACCACCAAGAGTAATAGAACCACCACCAGTTACACCAGCACCACTTGCACGATATTGTGTAGCATTAGCTGGACTAGCAGCTAAAGTTAATGTACTAACAGCACCATTAGAAATAGCTGTTTTTTGTACTACTAAATTAGAATCTGCAAAAAATTCAAATGGTACAGTAAATGACGTTTGCCCAGCAGTTGCTGTATATTGTATTCTAGGTGATACATCTGATATTGCTATAGCCATTTTATCTTAATACATTCTTTTCTAATTTATCAAATACTGAATCCAAAAACCATACATTCTGAAAAGGTACAAGTCTACGCACATTCCGTGCTGTGTGATGGTTGTATTTTCCTGTACCCCATGTCCACATTACATCTGATATATTAGCTATTTGACTAGCAGTTGGTCCTAATACATCTGGTATAGGGTTATTTAATATATCTTTATATGTACCATAAGGTTTTTTACCACCTAGTAATGGTCTTAAACCTATTTGATTATTACCTAATCTTTCTATTGCATTATTAATATCAGAAAAAATACCACCTAATCCTGATCTATCAAATCCATCTACAAGTTTTGTAGGAAATGGTTTTTTACTATAGTCTTTACCAAATTGTTTTTGTCTAAATGCGTCTACCATCATACCAGCACCCATTAATAAAAACACACCTTGCATAAAGTTTGTATCTTTTTCTTGTAATCCTCTTAATAACATTCTTTGTGTAGCTGCTGCACCAAATTTTTTAAATTGTGCAATAGCACCACCCATTTCACTATTTGCCCATAATGGTATATCTCCTTTACTTGGAGTAACAATATCTACATTAACTTGTTTACCTAAACCTTGATGATAAATATCAGATGCTTTTATTGCTTCTGGAGTATTATCCCAAGAATCACTATTAGCAACACGCATATATTTAAAATCATTACCATCTGCTTTTGTAGATATTTTACCATTTTTACCAACACCATGTTTCTGATATTGTTTATAAATTTCTCTAGCTGTTGTATCATCAATACCTATATTATTTAATCTAGCTCTATTAAGCTTAGATATTTGTTTACCTAATGCTATTTTTTCTACATTTTCTATAATTCTTGTACCATTAAAAAAACCAGCCATAGTTTTTACTGAAGCATTCCACGGATTACTTGCATTTAAAAAAGTAAAATAAAGATTACCTACTTTACTCATTCCTCTTTCCATTTTATTAAATACACCAAAAGCATCTTCCATACCATACATACCCATAGCTCTTGAACTATCTATCATATCTAAAGCTTCTCCACCTAATTGTGTAGAGTTCTTAGACATTTTAACTAATTCTTTTGCCATACCACTTTGAAACATTTCGAGTTGTACTTTAAATGTTTTACTCATACCATTAATCATAACTAATCTTGCTGTATCAACCACTTGTGCTATACCAGTAAGCATTGTAGTAGCATTATATAATTTCATCATTCTTAAACCTCTACTAAAAGTACGATTAGGATCATTTGCTAATCCATAAGTACCTCTGACTAAATGTATACTTGCATCTAAATCTTTAAGGTTTGAAATTTGTTGTTTAGTTAAAAAAGAACCAATAGGTTCTGCATTAAAATCTGTGCTTTGCTCATAATATCTATCATATGCTTTATTTTTTCTTAACATATTATCTGCTATTTGTAATAAACCTTCTTGATAAGGATTATCATTTGCCCATCTAGTACCATATCCCATAGGATCACCAAACACTTTAGTTAATTCAATATCAGGAACTACTTGATTAAAGTAATGTCTTTGTAGTAACATTACATCATCTTCCATAAAACCTTCTTGCATTAGTCTTTCATAATTTATATCTAAATCTCTTCCTAAAAATCTACTTGATATTTTATTTACTTCTCCTAATGCTTCATCTGGCATTTTAGTTAAGATATCATCTATTCCTCTTAATGCTACTGTAGGTTGATATTGCATAAACCCTTCAATAATATCATCTATAATTTCTGGTGTCATACCAGTTTTATCTAAAGCTTCTAATTCTTCTCTCATTATAGATTTAAATTGTTCAGGATAAGCGTCTATAACATCTCTTTTAAATAAAGGATTTATATAATTGTTTTTTAATTGTACTCCTTTTTCTTCTATTAGTTTAATTCTGCCTTCAAGTTTTCTTTTTTGTATTAGTAAATCTTGTAATTTTTTTACTTTATCTGATCTTTTAACTTTATTTCTTTTTGTATTTATACCTTTGCCTGTAGGCATACTTCCGTCCATTTGTTTAATATATAATTCAACTCTACCCAATTGATACTTATGATAAGCAAGGGATATACCAGAATCTTTATATTCTTTGCCTAATGGACCATAAAATAAATCTTGTGTATGTTTTGCAGCTGCAACAACTTCAGCTGGATAATCTCCGTTAGGATTTATTCTTGCTCTAGTTACTCTTGAAGCAAATTCTCTAGGACTTAAAATTCCATATTTTTGTTCACCAGTTCCCATTTTAATATTGACTGTTTTTTCAAGAAAATTTTGTTCTCTTTTACCAGCATTTTTTAAATATGCAGCATATTCACTCATTACAGCATCATCACTAATTTTAATCATGTAATGACGAGATTTAATTTTTCTTTCTATTGTAATTCCACTAGCAATTCCATCAAAATTACCTTTAGTTAATAAAGGATTTTCTAATACTGTAGTAATAAAATCTTGTTCTTCTAAACCACCTGTTTTTAAAACTCTAAAGATAGGTGTGAATCCAGAATCTTCAGCTAAGATTCCTAATCCTGTTGGTCTTATTTGATTTGAGTTAATCCAATCTGCTTCTGTTTTTAATCCATCACTAATATCTGAAGCACCAACTGATTTATTTTTATACACACCACCACCAATATTTTGTGGACCATAATGATTATCAAGATTATCTAATTTATTTGCTGCATCATCAAAAGATTTACTAGCTACTTTATTATTTATTGCTGGAAATAAAGCTGGTAATACAAAACCACCAGCTGTAATTAATGTACTTTCTAAAGCAGATCTATCTTCATTTAATAATCTTTTACCTTGTTCTTCTAATCCTATAAGAGTACCAGCTTTTGCACCTCTAGCTAATCTACTACCAGTAAACAGAAATCTACCAGCTTTACTAAACATAAATAAACTTGAAGGATCTGTAAAACCACCTAATACTCTACCTATAATATAAGATGGTGAACCATTGTGTTTTTGAGAATCATTTTTAAAATCTTCTATTAATCTATAAGTTTGTTTTGCACTTTTACTGTGCATAAAATTACCTATATATTTTTCTAAACCTCTTAGTTGTGGGTCAATAAAAATATTGTAATTTGGATCTTGTATAAATTCAGTAGGGTTAGCATTTACACTTGCATCTACAATATGCTTTAGTCCTAATCCAAACACATTTTCATCTGCCCAACCAGCACCTATATTTTTTAAACTAGTTTGAAATGTTTCAAAACTAGTAACATCTGGTTTACCATTTATAGTAAAGTCACCTTGACTTACTGGTGCTATTGTTGGTACAAAACCCATTATTGACTATCTAAAGGTTTTCCTGATTTAATTTTATTTAGTTCAGGAAAATATGTATATTTACCTTGTGACCATGCCATAATTAATCCAGCAACTTTTTCAAATCTTGGAACAAAACCACCCATATTATTTATTTTAGCTTGTGAATTAGCGTCATTCCATAATTCATTTAATAATGCTGGTTCATAATTTTTTTCAAGATCATCATAATTATCATATTTTTTATTTTTACTATATATTAAAAGACCTTGACCTGTTTTGTTGTAGCTACCAAAATCTCCAATGTATTTCATATCACCTGTTTTATTGTACATTTCTAATGCTTTCTTAAATCTTTTACCAATCCAACTAGGACTGTTATAAGCTAAGTCTACTAAAGCTAATGCTAATAGGAATTTTCATTTGTTTGTAAATCCATACCAACCATTCTTTCTGTTAATTCTAATGTTTCTTGTAATATTCCCATGACTATTTTTTGATTATCTTCTATACTTAATTTTTCAGTACCATTTAAAAGATTGTCAATGTTGTAACCTAGATCTTCTAATAATTTAATATTTCTTTTTCCACCAGCTTTATTTTTATTAATAGATATACCAGTACCAATAGTAGGATCACCTTTTTCACTTAACATTAAATCATATTCTGCTTTATGCATTTTACTACCTTCAGCAGCCATTTCTATTACTCCACCACCTACACCTCTAACTCCAACATTAAAAGTTTTATTTCTATCTTCTTGATATCCACTATCATATGCTTGTGCAAAAAATCCACCTTCATTTTCAGTTACCAAATCATAAAACATATTGTCTGCTATTTCTGTCATTCCTAATGCAGTTTCTTCTCCACCTTTAAATTTACTTATACTCATATCGTCAAATACTCCTTTTTTATCTTGTTCAATAAACCTTAAAAAATCTTGTTGTCTGTCTTGTGTTATTCTTTCAACAGTTTCTAAAGGTACATTTATGTCTGGTAAAAAATCAATATCATTAAACATTCTAATTAAATCATTGATTCCGTTTTTACCTTTATTTTGTGCATTTAAAGTTAAATCAAATACACCTTTTAATCTGTCAAATAATTGTTTTTCTTCTTCTTTATTGTAACCATAGTTTAATACAAATCCGTTTGCACCTTTAGTAGCTACTTTACCATCTCCTTGACTAAAAAATTCTTTTTTACTTACATTATTACTAAACCATGATTTCCATGCTTTATCATTGTATTCTTGCCTTACATCTTCATAACTAATATTTTTAGATAAAGCTCTATTCTTAGTTGGCTGATATCCGACACCTTGTTTATCAGGGTGAAATAAGTTTACAAAAATACCAGAGTTATCAGCGTCCATACTTATATTGTATGTAGGATTATTTCTCATACTATCTGTTTTGTAATGAAATCTTATTTTATCATTATCCCATAATTCATATAGATTTTCACTTTCTAAAAAATCTTTACCAATACCAAGCATTTCTCTTTCACCATCTGTGTAACCCATAATCATTTTTTGTATTTCTAATACTGCATCTGTAACTATTTCTTCTTTAGTCATGTTATAAGTATCTGATGTAAATGTTTGAAACATAGGATATTTTACTAACTGTGTCATTTAATTACCAAACAGACTATATAGTCCTCTTTCTTCATATCCAAAATTTTGTTTTTGTAATAAAAACAATGCAGTTGGAAATAATTCTTCCATAGCTTTATTTAAGGTTATTGCATTAATATTATTTAAACTACTATTGTAGAATTTCTGTACTAATAATCTTTCCATTATTGGTTGAAATTCTTCCATAGCTAAATCAAATTCAGGTTCTAGTTTACCAGCTCTAGCAGCATCAGTAATTCTATCTAAACTAAATAAATTAAATGCTTTTACTCCTGTAATAATTCCTTGATCGAATAATCCAAACATATTGCTAGTATCATTTTCTTGTACATCTTCAAGTTTTTCTTCACTAAATTTAAATATAGTATAACCTTGCTCGTTTTCTTCTTGTACTTTATTAAGTTGTCCTAAGACTTCGTCATATCTTGTTGCATCAGGATTTGCACTAGCAAGAAATTCTTTTACAATTAACAAATCCATTTCTGCAAATTTTTCTTTCGTTTTTTTTATTTCATCTGTTGTCATTCCAGAAGTTCTACTAACTATATTTTTTTCAAAATTTGCGTTTAAATCTACTAACAATGGTAATAATGTTAAAGCTTCTGCACTGAATGCAGATTTGTTTAAACTTGTATTTTGTGATATTATGTTAGCCATATCAGCAGTTGCTTGTAAAGTGTCAAGATCTTGTTTAGTAAATGGACCACTATCATTATCTCCTATTTGCATATTTAAAACATCAGTAAACATATCATCTAATTGTGTTGGAATGTAACCCATGTTTTTACTAAAATTAACTAACATTGTAGTTAAATTATTTTTTACAATTTCTCCATCTGGTCCTACAATAGCAGCTGTTAAATTTAAATTTGCAAAATTTTTATATCCTTGTGTTGATGGTATATATTCTTCCATTAACAAAAATAAATTGTAATCAACTACTTTTTGTTTTATTTCTGCACTTGTTAATGCATCTCCTTTATATCCTAAAGATGATATCTCAAATTGAAATCCTCTTACTTTGTTATCAAATTCAGTTCTTGAAGTTGCAAATTGTACTCCATCTATTGGATCAAATGAAGTTATTTGATTTTCTGATAACTTTCTTATAGAGTTAGATAAAATCCAACTATTTTGTAATTTACCAATTTGTTCTGTATTTGCATTTATACTATTTCCATATGCAGTTACTTCTTCTAAAGTATTAAAAGAAACTATTAATCTTTGATTACCGAGTTCATCTTGGTCAGAAATAATAAAATTATAATTATCTATAGCATCTTGTGCAAAGGTAATTCTACTTTCCTTATCAAGTTCTATTACTTGTTTTACTTTATCTTGTGTTTTTTTATTATTAGTTAAAAGTTGTTGTACATAAGTTCCTACTGTTTCTGTAATTTTTTCTCTATCACCAACATCTGTGTCCATAAAAACTTCTAAACCTTCTTCTTCATTGTAATTTGGATTTACAATATAATCTTGTTGTTCTTTTTGTAGTTCTAACATTAGTGCTTCAACTTCTGTTAAACCATCATCATCTCTTAAAAGACCTTTAGCTAAAAACTCATCATCTATTTGTGCTGCTTTTAAAAATCTTTCTTTTGCTACTACTTTTAATCTTTCAGTTTCTATACTTACCATCAATGTTTTATTGTATTGTTCAGGATTTCCAAAAGGAAGTGCAGCTTGTTCTACTCCAGTTAGACTGTCATAAAAAACTTCATAGGTTTTCATTATTTCTGATAGATGTGGAATAATATTTGTAGCATATATATCTTGATGTCCAGTACTTGATGTACTATTTAAAAGTTCTATTGCATCATATAACATATCACTAGCATCTTTTACTATGTTATCACCTTGTATTAATTTATCTTTATCTTGTCTTACTTAAATATTTTTTCACCATGTGTAAATGCTATCTGACTTGCAAATTCTTCTGCATAAGATTTAAATCTAACTGGTGCATCTTCTTTTAATCCTTTTATGTATGAATTAGTATAATTAGTAAATTCACTTGGATTATCAAAATTTTCTCTTGCTTTTTCTTTTAATGTTTCTCTAGTTTTAATTCGAAAATCAGTTTTCCATTTTTCTTCTTCATTAGCAGCTCGTCTTTCAGCTTCAATGTTTAAAACACCACTAATTGATTTTGCTGCATCAGCAATACCTGATCCTTCATAAGCAGACACAACTCCCATTCTGCTTTGTATTGAAGATACTGTAGCTCTATTTTTTCTATCACCTCTAGTTAATGCCATTTATATTCTCCATTTAAGTTTTATAATATTTATAGTTACCATATCCATTTGTTAATGATGCAATAGCACTTGCATATCCACCAAATGTTAATGCATCTGTTCTTGCTCTATTTTCAAATAATTGACTTTGATATTTATTCTGTACTGATTTTCCCATTAATCTTATATCTGCAATATCTTTTGTTCTTGTTGTTTCTACTTGTTTATTAATATTAAGAAAAGACATACTGTTATCTGCATAACCAGCAATAGATTGAAACGCTAAGTTATTAGCTATTTCATTTTTAGCTATTTCATTTCTTGCATTTTCTTCTTGTAAAGCTGCAAGTTTTGCCATTTTAGATTCTGTTTCAAGTCTATATGCATTTCTATTAGCTGCTGCTTGTTGTGCTCTTACGGAAGCTATACTACCTACAGCTGATATTCCAGCTGATGCCATCATTGCTACTGAAGCTGTCATGAGAATTGTATCTCCATTGCTAGACCTAATACCTTCAATGGTAGAGGTTCGTTTTGTGAAATAGTAATAGTTGGTGATTTACTATAACCCAAAAAGTTAAATTCTTTCTTACCAGTCTCTGCACTTAAATCAGAGCCTAAAGTAAAATTTGATTGTTGTATAACTAATTCTTTTGCACCTATATCTGAAGCTTTCATAGTAACGTCTAATCCTCCTGAAATATCTATTATAGCTTTATTAATCCTTCTTGGCTGTCCTGTCAATGGTCCAGTATCAATTTCTTTATCAATAGGCATAGTTTCTAATATTGGAGTAAAGTTAAAACCAACTCTTACACCAGTAGGTTGTGGAGCATTAATTAATGTAATTCTTGAATTAGAATCAATTGTGTAATTACCTAAAGCACCATTACCAAATACTGCTTCTACAACATTTGTAGCTTCATAGATAGAATTAACTGTGTGTGTAAATCCTTTTACAATAGTTATTACAGCATTGTCAGAAGGTGATGCTGCTAAATTTTGATTTAACTGCAAACTATATTCATTACTAGCAGTATTAGTTACAGCTTGTATAGTATATACAGTTGCATTACCAGCTATTGTAAATGTTTCTAATATTTTAGGAGCAGTAGTAATTCCATCAATTAACAATGTTGCTCCTGATTGACTTGCTCCTTTAACAGCTGGACTTCCTTTTTGAAATACAGTTGTTAATGTTGAGCAATCTACAGTTATTGAATCATCATTACTAAACTTTTCTAATAAATATTTAGTACCAGAAGGTAATATTCTTTTGGTAATTACAAATAAGAACTCATTAATAGATGTAATACTATGAAACTTATCGTTAGTTTTAGTATTCCATATAGTCCAACCAGCTACTTTCTCATCTCTAATACTATGAAAGACAGCAATTTGTCCATCTAATGTAGATCCACTATTTAAAAAATAAGCAAATTGTTCTGGTCTTTCTTCATTACCAGTCATCATAGTTAATTGTTTAGGCTTATTAACAACTTGACTAGATAGTATAGATATACTGTTTGATTTATAAGCTTGTTCTAAATCAGAATAAACATACTCTCTAATTGATTTACCATTTTTGGAAGTAAATATAGTTGCACCATCAAAAGGAACTGGATTAGCTCTATTACAACCATAAGGTGTCTGTCTTAAAAAAGCTATTGTTGCTGGAGTAATTGCTTGATCTGCTGTTTGTGGTACAAAAAACTCACCAGCATCAGTAAATATTTGTAAGTTTCTACCAGATAATAAATGTCTAATTTCATTTACACTATCAGAAGTTATTGATACATTAATTGCTTCATTAGCTAAACCAGTACCAAGTGCAAAATTAAAATAACCACCTATTTCAGATGCTACTACTACTGAAGGTGCATCTTTACCACCAGCAAAAAATAATCTGTTATCATGAAAAGATACTGCTTGTGGGAATCCTCTTACAGCAGAAAATAATTGTTCTTGCCAATTTGCATTTGCATCAGTATTTGCTAATGTTTCTAATACTGTAGCAGTAACAGTTGTAGCATTTGTAAATCCTACAATTTTTAATTGCTTACCACCTATTTGTAGATAAGTACCATTGTGTGCAGATACAAATGTATTTACACTTGCTGTTATAGTTACGCTATTTCCTGTAGTTGCACTAGGTGTTAAAGTAACTGTAGATGGTTCGTACTTATAAAAAGGCTGTGTTGTTTTATTAATACTATTAACTGTAACAGTATCATCTTCTTCAAAAGCAAAAAGGTTTACTGCAAAAGATGTAGCTCCATTTCTTTTAATTTGTATAATTGG